TCCTTTTCCGCTTGTCTGGCACCCGCAGCCGCGAACGCAGCACCAGGGATCGAGAACGCGGCGAGCTCGGCCGTGAGCTGCTGCCAGTCGGGGATCACCTCGTTGAACTCAGCCAACCCCATCCCAGCCTCGAGCAGGGTCGCGTAGCGCTCCTCCAGCACCTCTTCCAGGATGCCGTTCCAGCCGGTCTTCGAGCCCACCGACTTCTTGAAGGCCCCGAACGCCTTGACCGTCTGCTCGACCGACGCCTTGCCGGGCTTGATCCCGCCGCGCTTCAGGTACTTCTCGACCCAGCGACGGGTCAGGGACGCCTGAACGGCGCGGAGGCCCACGAGGGAGGCTAACGCGCCGCCAGCACGCTCAGACGCCACCTCCGCGAACATCCGCGCCACCCCCTCGGGAAGAGTTTCGAGGAGGTCTTTCACCGTCGAGTCGAAGAGCAGGGCCATCTCCCCGAACTCGTCCTCGCCCAGGGCCATGTCGGGCAGGGCCGCGCGGTACGTCTGACCCCGGATCCGGCCCCCACCAGGGGCACCGAGCGCGCGCGCCAGTTCCGGCACCGCTTCCATGATCCCGAGCTGGGCACCCGCCTCGGCCGCCGAGATCGGCAGGCGCTTCGCCACCGCCTTGGCAGCCCCCTTGGCGGTCAGGGGCTTCACCGCAGCGCTGCCCAGCTTCGTCAGGGCCCTGCGTTCAAGGATCTCCTCGATCGTCTCGCGCAGCGTGCCGGCCACAGCCTGCTTCCCGCCCACCTTGCCGATCCCCTTGAGCGCGTTGAGGATCCCACCCGAGAGCATGAACTCGCCCATGAAGGCCGGCAGGGCCGAGATGATCGAGCCGAAGGTATACCCCCAGTTCTTCTTCGCCTGCGCGTGCTTGACGAAGGCCACCAGCATCGCCTCCTGCGCCGGCGTGGCCTTGCCCACCTCGATCGCCTTGGCCGCGGTGTGCAACTGCTCGAGACTCGAAACCTCCTCGAGCGTCCCCAACACCGGGACCCACTTCGCCCAGGTGCCCTCACGCAAGGCATCCATCAGCCCCAGGTCTTCGGGCTCCTGCGCCGCGAGCTGCAGGAGACCCTCGGCGAGAGTGTAGCGCCGGGGCCCTTCAGCCTGGCCGAGCGGGCCCTCCTGGACGAGCGTATTCGGGCTGGAGGCCTGCTGGTTGCCTTGCCCCAGGAGCGGGTCGAGCGTGTAGCGATCGGCCATAGGTCACTGGTCGGTCAGCCCGAGGTCCCGCGCCCAGTTCTCCACCTCTTCCAGGTCAAGCTGCTGCTCGATCCCGTTGAGCGCCTCCTGCGGCGTCTTTCTGCCCGACGCCACCGCGCGCAGGGCTGAGTACGCCCCCCGCACCGCGAGGAAGTTCGGCGCGGACTTCATCGACTCCCACAGCACGCTTACCTGCGCATCAGCGATGTCGGGCGCGTTCATTGCGGTGCGCAGCACCGCTGCCGTGAAGCCCTTCTTGGCGCCCGGGCCAGAGCCGAACGTCTCACTAATCTCGCGCGAGAAGTCGAGATACGCCTCCTTCTTGCCGCCGATCAACTCGCCGGCAATGGCCGCCAGTGGCTTGCCGATCTTCTCTTGCGCGAACTGGTTCACGGCCGACTCGACCGCCTCGACCTGCATATCGAACGGGGTGCGCGCCGCAAGCCTCGTGTTCTCGGCCATGGCGTCCAGCACCTTGGTCTCGAACGCATCCCTAGCCTCGGGGGTTGCGGCGTCGATGACCTGGGGATCGACCTCGCCAGCCGCAACACGAGCGGCAAGGGCGTCCAGCGCCGCTTCGTTCAGGCCGTCGAGGCCGATCTCTGCCGGCACCGCGGGTTCGAGATCGGGCTGGGCCGCGGGGGCCCCACCCGGCGCGTTCAGCGGCACGCCCTGCCCGCCCATGAAGAGCCACGGATCGTCGCCCTTCACGACGCCCGCGCGCATCTCGTTCAAGTCCTCGAGTGCGGCTCGAAACGTCTCAGGGTCGCTGTACGGGTGATTCTGGTCCTGCGCGTTCTCGACCAGGCTGTCGAGGCGCTTGTCGTACCACCCGAGGAACTTGGTCACGCCCTGGGCGGCTGTGATCTTTCCCTGCAGGTCCGTGACCCTCCCGCTCATGCGGGTCAGCGACTCGCGAATCCGGGCGTGGGACCCGATTGGGTCCGACCGATCCACCTCCAGGTTCTCACGCTCAAGCGCGATCTCCTCGGCCATCGCGTCCTGATAGGGCGTGCCCTCGACCAACGCCTCGTAGCGGTCGTAGACCTTGCCCCCCTCCTGCGCGTCGTTCTCCACGATCACGAGCGCGTTCATGGCACGGAAGTCCTCGACGGCGGCCAGCGCGTCCTTCTCTGTCTTGATAGCACTGAGAATCGTGGCCTGTTCCGCCGTGATCCGGGTCTCCGCGCCCCCCATCGGGAACAGCGCGACAACGCCCGACGGGAGCAGCGGAAGCGGCTGGACGGTGCCCGCACGCACCATCTGCTCTTCCTCGAACCGCATGATCTCGGTGTCTGCGCGGAGTTGCTCACTCTCGCGAACGTCGTCAAGTACCTTCCTCTTCAAGGCGGCGTCTTGCACCGCCAGGTCGAGATGCCCCCGCCTGATTGCGATCTCTTTCTCCCGCGACTCGTGCCGCAGCCTCTCGGCTTCCAGGATGTCCTGCCGCCGACCCATCTGCGTCCCGGCCTGACCTAGGAATGAGAGCGCCGCCCCCAGCCCGGCCTTGCTCCCGTACCCGTCGCTACCGAAGAGGGGCATGGGTCACGCCCCCGCCTGCGGGGGCTGCACGGGACGACCGTACATGCTGCGCCGGTACTGGCTGTAGGCCGTACCTCCAGGAGCCCCGCCCGCTTGCTGCGTCGCCCACCAGGGCGGCTGTTCCGGCCCCACCCGCGGCGTGGTCTGCACGATCGACTGACCCGCCGTGATCCCGCGTCGCGCCTGCTCCTGCTGCGCGAAGTACCCGGCGATCCCCTGGTTGATCCCGGCCAGGGCTGTGCCCCGCTGCTGCTGGACCTGAGCCAGGGACCCGAGTGCCCCAGCCCTGATTCCAGCCGTCTGCGCTGACGATTCAGCCCCCGCACTGATCCGCGCTCGAGCGGTCGCTGAACTACCTCCAAGCCCGCGAGACATGCCCGCCTCCTTCACCGCGGCGTCAGCCCGCTCACCGGACCGCACGCTCGCCTTCGCGAGCTCCCGGCTCGACGCCCCGATCAGGGCTGAAGCCCGAGCCGCGCCGGCCTTGACGTCCTCCCTGGCCCCTCTCAGCCGCTCGAGCCCGGCGCCGTACAGGTTCTCGGTGATCGCCTCCTGGTCCTTCCAGAAGGCCAGCGCCTTCTCGATGTCCTCGGGCCCGATCTTGCCCTGGGCCTGGATCGCGGCCATCTGGGCGTCTGCCTGGGACTGTCCCCCTAGGTACGCACCAATCCCACCCATAGCGAGCCCTGCACCTGTCGAAATTGCCATCAGGCGATCTCCTTGACGTACGACGTCTCTACCGGGCGGAAGCCCTTCCGCTCGTACAGCCGCTTCAGGGCCCGCGGCCTCAGCTTCTCGGTGTGCGACAGAAGGAGGCGTCCCGCGCCCTTCAGACGGGCGATGGCGATGAACTCGTCGAGTAGCTCTAGTCCAATCCCTCGACTGTCCGGGTCCACGTACCAGAACGCCTCCTGAATGGTCATCGTTCCGTCGTTGGGGTCATTGAAGGCGATTCCGCCGATCCCACCCAGGATATTCCCCTCCTCATCAGGGATCGCGAGAATCAACCCATCCCCAGCCTCGAGCAGGCGCCCCCACGCCTCGAGCCACGCCGCGGGACTCAGCGTTCCTGGTGCGCCAGACGCGGCGTGGAAGTCCCGCGCCAGCGGCACCATTGCCGGCAGCATCTCGGCCGTGACATGGATGATCATCTCTCCACCACCCCCCCATCCACAAGGGACGCGCGCAGCGCGGCTAGAACCTGCACAGCCCCCGGCAACTGCGCCGCCGTCAGCCAGTCGATCAGCTCGTTCACCTTCACCCCCACAGCCACCACGTCCGGTAGCTGGTCTGCGGCCAGCTTCTGAACCGAGAAGGCCGGGACCACCGCGGGCACGGCCACACCAGGTGCCGGGGTCAGGCTGAATCGCCCCTGCTTGTCCAGGGCGAGGGGCTCCTTCGCCTGCGGCACCGCCGACTGCGTGTTGCGACGATACCGCGGATCGCTCGCACCCAGGGCTTCCGAGACGTGGACGGGACCGCTCATCGCAGCACCAGCATTCTACCGCCGTCAGCCACGTTCACCGTCGCGCTCTCGTACGCCCACCTCGACGCCTGCGAGTTCCGCAGCCGCAGGAACACATATCCGCCAGTAGCCGTGATCGAATCGACCGGGTTCATGCCCGGGCTCAGGGATCCCGTCAGAACCGGCTCACCAAGGAAGTCCGGCGTGTCGGTCACGTACCACTCGTAGTCGCACGGGCCCTGGTCTGAGGCCAGGGCCACCTGGAACATCGAGAACCGCAGCCGCTCCCCAGGCTGAGCAGCGATCGGACCCAAGAGCACCGACGAGTCGATCCGTTCCCCGTCGTCATCAGCCGCGGTCTCGCTGAAGTACCGCACCTTCCCGTCTTCACTTCCGTACGCCACGACCCGGTCATCAGGCAAGTCACCGTCGAACACCGCGACTGCGGTGGGCTGCTTGCCCGAGGGGAACGAGTCCGGCCACCAGCTCGCGGTCTTCTTCTCCCAGAACCAGCCCGGGACCTCGATCCCACCCTCCCCGTAGGGAAGCTGGAAGACGTGCAGCCCCTTCGCGCGGTAGTCCCACGACATGCCGATGCGGTAGAAGCCCAGGGACACGTCCTCGAGCTCGCGGTGGATCGAGCCCTCCGAGATCGACACCGGCCTCTGGCCCGGGACGTAGGCGTACACCCCACCCCTGGACCCGAAGAAGTACAGGATGTCCTCGGGGTCCTTGGTCCAGGGTGAGCCGAACGCGATCCCCGTCTGCGTGCTCACGAGGTCCAGGTGCCCGTTGTCAGAGAGCGGGTTGCCCGTCATGCGGTGGATGGTCGAATCCCCACCCATGAGCAGCAGGTCGTCCGACCACGGGATCAGGGCGTTGATGATGTCGGGGTTGACCCCAGGGCCGCGGTTGGAATCTCCCGACACCGCATCCAGGGCCGTGAAGTTCAGCGGGAACTGGTCCCACGCCTGAGCATTCCCCTTCTTGCTCATGTGCCAGTTGTGGTCGTCGTCGGAAGTCCTGGCAATCACCAGCCGCCCGTCCCACGCCGTCATCAATCTCCCGTGCCTGGGCAGTTCCCCGGCATCCTTCGACACGAACGCCGCCAGCGCGTTGTCCTTGGGGTTGTAGACCTTGTACGTGCGCCCGTCGGTCATGTAGACCCGGCTGAACAGCGTCGCCATCGACACGAACGGCGCCGTCTTGTCGAACGCGGCCTCGATCGTCACAGGGACCTTGCCCGCCTCGATCAGCTTCAGCGTCCCGTCCGACACAGCCAGCCTGCGAGTCGAACGAGGTGAGGCGTCCTCGCCGATCACCTGCGCCTCGCGCACGATCTGCAGCTTCGTGATCGTGGGCAGGTCAGAGGCCGGCGTGCTGCCCGACTGACCCCCGATGCTCGCCACGTACAAGTGCTGAGGCGTCTTGAACGTCTTGTCGTAGGTCGGGAGGTTGGGGTCGAACGCGATCGAACGCACGAAGTCGTCCGCCGTCTCGCCAATGCGGTAGATCCACACCTGCGCGCCGTCCGACTCACGGTGTCTGGTGAGGGCCTGTGCGTTCCCACGAGCCCAGTACACGTCCCCATCCCCGTCCACCAGCAGCTTCTGGTAGCGGTAGGTGGGTGTAGCAGCGGCGCTGATGTAGGCCCAGGCGCCGTCGTCGTTGGCCCCGCCACCACCAATCCCGTCTTCCTGCGAGTAGCTGTTACCCAGGTCCACCACCCGCTGCATGTGGGCGTTCACGTACGTCCGCCCGGTGTGCCCCGAGGTGTCCTGGGGGTTCTCGTCGTCCGAGGCGTCCTTCTCGCCCACCGTGAGCACACCTCGACCGGCCGACGCGCTGGTCAGCGTGTCCTCGGTGGTCACGGCATGACCCAGCCCAGAGCCGTTCAGGGCCCACCGCAGTCCACCACCGTTCCCGCCCCACTTCGCCAGGATCGGGCGGGTGGAGCGGATCGCGCGCGTCGCGGCGTCGATCTCGTCCACGTCCCCACCAGCTCCTACGGGGTACTTGGCAGCGCTGCTGAAGGGATGGCCAAACCACAGCCCCTCCCCGTCGGCCCCATTGCCGTCGTCCAGTGGGAGAAGCTGCGGAATGGCGCACTCGTGAGCGATCCCACCCTCGATCTGCTCGACCTCGGTGGTGCTGTGGGTGAAGGCCAGGGTGGGAAACCACCCCCCGGGATCGACCGACCCCGAGTTCTGCCCGACGTGCGGGGGTAGGGCGCTCAGCGACCCGTAGGGCGCGTCGATCGTCACGTCGTTCCCGATGTCCCCATCCGTGTCCGCCGTGTCCCCGAGCAGCACCTTCCACTTCACCAGATGCCCGAAGTAGGGCTTCACCATGAAGGGGATCGAGCCGTCGTTCAGGAACATGTCCGCACCCGGATTCGGCAGCGCCTCACGGTGGGGGTTGCCGATCACCACGCCAGACGTCGGGCCGAACGACGCGATCTCGGTCATCGTCCAGCGCGCCACGGCCTTGCCGTTCAGGCGCAGGAAGCTGCGGCCAGCGTAGCCAGGTGAGGGGGCCGCCTCGTTGGCGTAGTTCCACCCGTTGTGCCCGATCGTCACGATCGCCATGCCGGTGGTGTCCACGCCCGTGTGGTCGATCGCGCCCGACACACCCCGGAACCCCGGCATGCCGTTGATGGGGTGCGAGTCCCCGTCGATCATCTTGTTCGACAGGAACGCGATCCAGCCCGGCCTCGGGATCACCGTGCCCTGACTCGTCACCTCGGCGTTCGACAGCAGCGCGTACTTCGTCGGGCTGCCGTTCATGGTCCACATGCAGCCGATCTCGTTGAGCCTGTGAACCCGCCACGCCTGACAGGTGAGCCACGAGTTCCCCCACCCCTCACCGGCTGTGGTGCCGACCGAGTGACCGGGGATGAGGGACTTCTGCGTCAGGTTCTTGCCGTCGGCGTCAGGCGCTGAGGTGTCCCCCTCGTCCGACTTGAACACGCCGTCGTGGTTGATGAACGAGCGCAGCACGTCGCCGGGGTAGGCCGTGCCGTTGTCCGAGTCCCCCCTGAAGAACACCGACGAGATGCGGAACGCGCCGGTCTCGAGGAACTGCGGCCCCTGCCTCGGCTGGCCCTCGGTGAACTTCTTCGCCTGCCTGCGGGGCAGGTCGTCGTCTACCGTGATGTACTCGTCGGGGTTGGTGAGAATCCCCGGCTGCTGCCCGCCCTCTGGCGTCGTGTCCTGCGTCAGGACGAAGCGCTGGTCGGGCCACAGCACGACCTCTTGGCCTTGCGCGTACCCCTCGAGGCGGTCGCTCAGAAGCTCTGAGTGGATCCGCCACCGAGCCCGCTTGCTCGTGTCCGTGCCCGTGTCGTCGCCGGCGTCGTCGATCCCGATGTCGTGCAGCGTGTAGCTGATGAACAGCCCTGTCGTCACGTCAGCCCCGATCGAGGGGATGAACCCCTCCGAGTCCGGCGCCACGCCGCGGGTCGCGTTCGAGGGGTGGCAGGTGAAGTTCGAGCCGTGCCTGTCGATGTGAAGACCATGAACCGGGGTTGGACACGCGCGCTGGAAGTTCTTGAGCGGCGTGCCGGTGTCCAGGAACGAGTAGGACGAGAAGGTCGAGAACGACGCCCCCTCGACGTGGTCCTGCGCCACCAGCAGCGTGTTCAGCCGCACGAAGAAGTTCACGATCGACCCCGGCAGATCCAGGGTCCAGTGAAGCTGGTACGTCTGGTTCTCGTCGTTCAGCAGCCGGAACTTCCACAGCTTCGAGCCCGAGTCCCCGTCAGCCGCCGCGGCAGCCGCGTAGACCTCGTCGTTCGCATCTACAACCAGCCGGTGCAGGACCAGCGCGTCGTCGTCCGTGGGCAGGATGATCGTCTTCAGCTCCTCGCCGTCGGCGTTGAACTTGACGATGATGCCCGAGGCGTCCAGCACGTAGACGTTGCCCTGCCGGTCCGTGTCCACGTCCGGCGCCTCGTCGAGCGAGGCCGTCAGCTTGGACCACGAGACCGTGATCTCGTTCGTGCCGTTGGCGGTGTAGCGGATCTTGGGACGGTCGTAGTTGATCGAGTGCAGCGCCTGCACCTTCTTGCCGGACACGACAGCCCCATCAGGGTACTCGCGTGAGCCCGAGCGCTGCCCGCCACGAGCCCGACCCGTGAGGGGATCGAGTGCGCGGCAGTTCTCGGTCTCCCGCGTGGTCCCCGCGGGCTGGTCCCCGAACGCCAGATCGGTGGACTTGCCCCCCAGCGGAAAGTGCAGGCGGCCCTTCGGCATGGCTAGGTCATGTCGTTGACGGTGTTGTCCCAGCGGTCAGAGTGCGGGGACGCCTGCGCGATCCCGCCGATCTGCTCGCCGTAGTTCGGCTGCACGCGGTGGTCCTTGCGCTTGGCGATCTCGAACAGCGGCCCCACCATCACCTCGGCCACCCGCTGACTGACCGTGCCCGTGTCCCGCTGGTGGAATCCCTGGGCGATCGCCCGCAAGAGCTCGAGGTACAGCGTGTGGCAGTAGGTCGCCACCGGGATCTTCGTCGTGTCGTCCGTGACGAAGCCCAACGTTCGGCCGTAGTACAGGATCAGGAACCCCGAGGACGTGGACGTAGGCGTGGGATGCAGCTCGAGCCGCCAGGTGGGCACGTCGCTCACCTCGTCCGACACGATCACCCCGTAGTAGAAGGTCGTGTTCGGCGTGATGTCGTACGCCCGCATCTCGGCCATGCCCTCTTTCGAGGTCCAGGCGAACCCGGGCAGGAACCCGTCGTTGCGCTTGATCGCGATCGCGCGGTCGAAGTCGGACGGCAGCGTGATGTAGTCCTGGCTGATGGTCGCGTCCAGGGACGACTCGCCACCCTTGAGGAACGCCCACTCGTACATCGAGACGAACACCTCGTTCGTCTGGTTCAAGAGCTCCGTCGTCGAGATGATGCGGTTGTCGCCGCCCAGGGCGTTCTTGATCGCGTCCTGACACACCGAGACCGTGAGGGTCATCGTAGCGCGTAGTGCAACTGGTGAGAGATAGTTGCCGAGCCGGTGATGCTGGTGAAGGTGTGCCGCACGAAACGCAACGCCACCCGCGGCGAGCCGGCCGTGGTGTCTGCCGTCGAGTGGCAGTACTCGCCCGTATCGTCACCGCCCGTCCCCCAATCGGCATGGATCAGGAACGGGAACCACGTCGTGCCGTCCGGTGAGGTGTCCACCTGGATGACACAGGCGCTGGCCGCCTCGATCTTGACATCGAGCACGCTGACGAACGCCGTCGCGTTGGGCGGCACCTCGTAGGTCGCCCCCGCAGTCGGGCTGACCCCGCTGATGGCCGTGGACGGCAGAAGTGTAAGGGTAGGCATCAGCGTAGCCCGTAGCTCAGGTGGTGCTCGATGACCATGCGCGTCGCCGCCGCCGAGTGTGCGCTGATGTTGCAGCGCGCAAACTGCATCAGCATCGCGGGGTGGGTCGCGTCGGCAGTGATTGGGACCCCGTTCACCTCCGTAGTGGTGGGGGCCGAGACCGCGTGCGTGAAGAGGTCGAACCAGTTCAAGCCGTCCGGCGACACCTGCACGTCGAGCGTCAGGGTGCAGACCCCGGTCTCAGCGCCGGTGGTGTACCAGGACACGGGCTCGGTGGCGTTGGGCGGGATGACGATCACGGGCCCGCTGAGCGTGTCGGCAGTCTCCTGCGACTGCAGTAGCGTGACGTCGATCGAGGATGCCACGATTCAAGCCTCGTAGTACAGCTCGTGGGTCACCACGGCCGTCTCAGCAGTCCCGTTGGTGGCCGAGGTGTTCGAGCGGATCTTCGGCATGAGCAGCCGCGGGGGCAGCCACTCGTCCATCGCCACGACCTGTACGCCGTTCTGGACGATCGCCTGCTGCGCAATCGTGATCCAGTTCGTGCCGTCATCTGCCGAGACCTGCGTCTGGATCGTCAGGCTCGGGTTCACCGTGCCGCCGAAGGACGACGCCGTCAGGACGATCGAGGCGCGCCTGATGCCTGCCGGGACCATGACGGCCGTACCTGCGCCGGTCGCAGTGATCGTGGCCGCGCTGCGTAGTGCCAATGAGGGCATGTGCCCGCCTCCTGTTCTCGAGTTGAAAGAGCCCCCAGCGGGGCGCGAGGCCCCGCCAGGGTGCGTGATTCGACTACTCGACGTAGTACCAGATGTCCTTCACCGTCACGACTTCAGCCGCCGCGACGGCGCTGTTTTCACAGGCCATCATGGGGGACATCAGGTCGTCCGGGTTGGTGGTAGCCACCGTGGACAGGTTGGTGCGCGTGCCGTCCTGCCACGCGCGGTACGTACCGCTGCCGTCGTACTCGCACGACAGCGTGTAGTCGGTTGCCGCAACACAGGTCAACCCCGTGGCGGTGGTGGTCGCGGTAGCGTCACTCGCGAAAGTGAAGCTCACCACGGCGTTGACGATCGAGAAGCCGATGTGGGCCAACCCCAGGATGGTCGCGCCGTCAACGCCCGTAGCCACGCCTTCGGTGAACCCGAAAAACTGGTAGCCGCTCAGGGCCGCCGTATCCATCTGGAACGTGACCTCGAAGGCGATGCGCCTGCTGACGTTGAAGGACACCCACTCGCCCGGACTGGTGACGACGGCGCTGTCCGTTCCAGCGGTGTCCGTCGTAAGCAGCAGGGCCCCGCCGGCAACGTCACCGTAGGTGGCGGTACTGGAGTTCGCCAGGGTGGCAAACCACGGTCCCTCATTCGCCGTGATGGACACGGCCGAGTGGACGAAGTTGTCGTGGACCTCGACCGACCGCTCTTGCGGCATGAATCGGGTCCGCGGGCCCATGATCACCGGGCTGGCGATTCCATGAGAGGCGATTGCAGTTCTGGACATTGTCTTACTCCTTTCGCCTCTAGGCGTTGGTGGTGTCGGCGGACGGGTACAGGATCCCGTGACGCTTCAGCGACTGGAACGTGAGGTTGTCCCACATGTCCCACACCACGGCTCGTGACATCGGCTGGTCGCTCGGCCGGATCTCTTCGCGGTCGAAGTAGTACTGCGAGTGGACCGTCCAGCGCATATACTCGCCGTTGACGAAGTAGTAGCGCGGACCCGCCCAGCCTTCGGTCACGCCGTCCGAGTTCGTGCCACCGCCGTCGTTGGCCGTGCTCGCCTCGTTGCCCAGGATGCCGGCCGCACCCGTCGGGTAGCCGGCGTAGGTGTCCAGAGCCTCGATGTAGTCGAGCGGGATGTTGCGGAACGTCGGCTTGTCGTACGCCGGGTCCTGGCCCGACTGCTTGCCCACGCCCCGGAAGAAGTCCTGCCCGAGTTGCAGCATGTGCTCGTAGTTCGCGATGCCCGTCAGCGAGCACAAGATCACGTGCGGTGACGTGGACTTGTCGCTGTACTGCGGCATCTTCGGCAGGCGATCCCAATGGGTCGCGTACCACATGCGGGTCATCGCCGTGGCGAGGGTCGCCACCGTGGCGATTGCCCCTGCGGTGTAGGCGTACGCTTGACGCTGGCAGCGCCAGTTCGCCTCGTTGTTCAGGTTGATCTGCTGGACCGTGGTCCAGGTCAGACTACCCGCGTCTTGCGACCCACCCTCGACGCTGGTCAGCGGCAGGGCGTTGTCGTACTCGTTGATCGCCACCGGGATCGACTGCGGCTGACGCGGTGCGCCCCCGGTGGTGTTGGTGTCCTCCATCAGACCGCGGTTGGGCAGGGCCCAGATCTCGCCGTCCTTGGAGTTGCAGACGTCGGTGTACACGTCCGTGTACTTCTGCATCAGCACGTCCTTGAGCTTGCGGCCCATGTACTCCGCTG